ACCGCCACCACCTGAACGCCAACTGACAGCATCTGTACCACCCTGTCCTCCTCTATTTCCTTGTCCTGCAGTTCCTAATCCGTAATTAGGGACAGCTTGCCCTGTGCCTTGACTACCACCGCCACCACCTGAACCACCAGCACGCCCAACTTCCTCCGTTGCACTGCTATCTCCTGCACCTCCTCCACCACCGCCTGTTGAAGTAATAGAACTAAAAATTGAATTAGCTCCTGATGTTCCACGATACCACCTAGCTCCAACAGCACCACCAGCTCCTACTGTAATAGAAAAAGAAGTTTCAGTAACTCCAAAACTTGTAGCAGGTCTATATCCGCCTGCTCCGCCACCAGCAGCCCAATCACCACCTGCTCCACCACCACCAGCAGCTATTACTAAATACTCAACTGTACCAACATCGCCAAGTTGGGTGACAGTAAATGTACTAGAGCCAGTAAAGGTATGTACTTTATAATCACCATCAGTAGTTATAGTTCCACCTGTGGCTTCCATCCATTTAACGATAGATGCATTTAAGCCAAAAGCTCTTGCGGCATTATTTGCTAATGATGATAGTCTAGGCAAACTGTGTTAAGGCAGCAAGTATTGTAAATGCTGCAGATCCTGTTTTAATTATTGTGTATGAATAAGAGTCAATACTATTAATATTTCCCACTGTTGGAGCTGCACCACCTTGCCATTCTGGTGTAATTCCTACTCCATCAACTTGTACTACTGTATTTCTATATTCAGCACCTGTTAAAGTTACTAAATGAACTAATGTAATAGCTTCTCCTACAGCTAATACAGAGTCTAATGAAGCACCACTTGATGCTCTAAAATTAACAGTCCAATCACCTGCCGCAGCAGATGTATAATAAACTACTGATTGTGTATTTGTATCATAATTAATTGTACCTGTTGCAGCAGTCGCTGCTACTGTTACTTTTTCTGTAGAATTAACAAAGGTAGAATAATCAGAAAGACCTGCAGATGGTAAATTAGTTAATTGTGAACCATCTCCAGTAAGACCTGTAGAATTAACTCCACCCTTTGTAACACCTGCTGATTGAAATGATATTGTGCCAGAAGTATCTGGAGTTATCTCTAACCCACCACCTGATGTTTTTGCATTTATTAAAGTTGCCATATTATAATACCACCCAAGTAGAGCCACTAGGAACTGTTACTGTTACACCACTTGCTACAGTAATTGGACCTGCCGACATTCCATTATAATTTGTAGCTATTGTGTAATTCGTAGCTACTTCATTCTTATTTGTATAAATACCATTAGTCGCAGCAAATTGTGGTGCTGTAGCATTGTTAGATGAGTCTTGTACCACAGCTTTTTCTGCTGGATAAGTACAAAATACATCACTTGTACCTGCTAAAGTAATTGCTGCACCAGAGTTACTAGACTCTAGGATTGTAGGTCTGGATAAAGTTGTGCCTGATAAAGTATAAGTGCCTAAACCTACTTCCCAGTTATCACCACTAACAATAGCGTAATAAGTAGTGTTTGCATTACCAACAACAGAAAATGCTTGAAAGCCATCTGATGCTCCTGCTAATGTAACTGTACCTGTACCTGTTGTGGTAGTAGTTTCCTTTATCCTATCTTTAACGATAAGAGCCATGTTTTATTCCTCTATGCTAATGTTACTGTTAAATTGCCTGTTGTGATCTTAAATACATCACCAGAGTCGATAGTTTTGGTTGCGTCTAGTGCTGTGTGGTATAACATATTGCCACTTGAAGCTGCATCCCAAAGACCAATCCAACCTACTGTTCCCCATCCTGCTGTTGCAGTTGGAAAGGTTGCGTCTGCGTCTGAAGCTACAGAACCTGATGTACCAGAAGCAACTGCAAAAGAAGATGCAGTTCTAGCGTAAGAACCACCAGACACTTCTGTTCCTGTTCCAGCATCTGTAGGGTTTGCTGTGTGTAAAGAAATGTAAGGGTTATTCATACCTGCCCATGATGGTGTTCCGTTAAGACTTAAATTTAAAAGTGTGACTTCTAGGAAGTCTGACATATCTGCCATAATAATTTACCTCGTAGTTGTGGTTATAGACATTGGATGAGCAGGAAATTCCCCCTCATCATCTGATTTAGTTAAAGCATTAACACCTCTGTCATACATTGCTGACCAAGTTGCTAATCTCTCATCATTCATCAAGAATGGCTCTGCTTCACCAAGTGCTGCATAAAGCAGTAAATCAGGTGTGTTTGCTAACCAAAGGTTTGATGAAACTGTTGAACTCATATATGTAGGCTTGTAATAATAAAGCATTTGCAATGTATAAGCTGTGTCTGGTATTGGAGCAAATCTAAACTCTTGTCCTAATGCTGTATAAAATACAGGTAGTCCAGATGCTGTTGCTCTTGTGTTTCTAAAAAAGTTACTTGGAGATTGAAAAGTAACTGTTTGAATTGGGTCAGTAGAAGATATATGCAAATCTTTCATTGCTAAAAAGTCTGCTGGTATTTCTACTGTGCCATCTGCGGAAGTTGTAGTTGTAGTAACTATTTTAAGCATTGGTCTAATTCGCAAATCTCTAGCCAATCTATCTTCTGCTAATCTAATAAATTCAGGGATAGTAGCTGTCAAATCATCTCTAGCTAAATAATTTGCTATGGTAGCCTGTAGCGTTGTATAGTCTGTAAAAAATGCCATTTATATTCTTCCTGGTTTTGTTCTAAAAAATCTGTTGTCTGGGTGGTTTAAGAAAGCTTTAAATCTTTTCATATCTAGTATATGATGTCCACGACAAATACCATCTTGGGTTAATTTATCCCATACTGTATTGGGTAGAGCAGCTATTTTATTACCAAATACATCTCCATCACCCCAAGTTGTTGAGGCATTATTAAATTCTTGTTTGTTCTGTTCTACAATATCTGATACATCTTGTATTGTTTCTATTACATACTTACCATCTCCAACATTATGTCTTTTTTGATGTCGGTATGATATTGGTTTTTTGTTCATAATTATCCTAAAAAGATAAGCCCACCGAAGTGGGCTATATCAATATCTAAATTAAATTAGATTAAGTAGCTAATAAATCAGCAACGATACCATGTGCTGCTTCATTATTTACTTGCAGAGTAAGCTCTGTAAGCATTTGGTGTTTTTCAGCATCACCATTTTTAGCTAACATATTAGACTGGAATGGTCTTAAAGTTGCTAAAGATAACATTGTAGGGTCAAGCACTAAAGCCTGTTCCCCATTTGGTGCATAGTCAGGTGTCATAAATCTATCAGGTACTACTGACATAACGCCAAAGTCTGATAAATAAACATCTGCTCCACCAATAATAGTAGTTTGCTTATTAGATGGTGCTGCATAACGCTGTGCTGCAATACCTGCAAAAGCTGATACTACTTGTTTTTGATAAGGTGGTACAACCAACATAGTTGGATTACCCCCTGCTTCAAATACTTTCTTAACAGCAATTTTAAGAGATGCTTCTGTAAACGCTGCTGTAGTACCAGTTGAACCTGCAGTTCTAATTGCTGAACCTGGAGGTGCTGCTGGTGCTGCTGGAGCTGCTCCTGATGTACCTGTACTTACTGAAGACCAATTGGTTCTAATCCAAGTTTGGATAGAAGCCAATTTTGGTGCTACTGATGAGCTACCAGTTACAGGAGCTACATTACCAAGAATAGATTTCTCTATATCTCTTTTTAACTCTTGTCCTGCTTTGGCTAATTGATAAGCTGTTTCAGTCTTACGACCTGCTTTATCAACTGCGTCAAGCGTACCAGTAATATTTACTGTTTTACCCATAATTTGAGTTCTGTTAGTAGCTCTAACTGTAGGTACTGCTGTAAATGCTGCCGCATCTGCTCCTTCAATTAATGCTGTGTTAGCTGCTGCACCTAGTGTGTCAGTCTGCCATTCATGAAGTGTTGCTGTTGCTTTTGTTTTACCAATAGATGAAACTACTGGTGTTTCCGTTGGTGCGATATTGTAGATGGTGTTAGATAAATCCTCACGCATCCCAATCGCAGGTGTATATGCTGCGAATACTGCCATTGTTATTTCTCCTTACATTAAGTTTTCAAATATAGAAGCTGCATCTCTGGCATCACCAGATTTCATTAGCCTCTGTTGTAATTTCTTTTGTTTATCAGTTACATTCTGCTTTACCTTTGCTCCACCTTTAATCATCTTGGGAGCATTAGCTACTTTCTTTTTAACGCCAGCTTTACCTGCCATTAATTTATCGTATTGTGCAGCTTTATGTAACACTAA